CCTGAAGAAACTCAAATCCTCTATTATAATTAAATGGATTTCCTAATCCTTCCTTTTTAAAATACTTCAAAAGAGAAAGAATAGTATCAACTGCTTCAGCACGAGAATTGATTTCAATCATAATGAGGATTCAATTAAACATAGTATAACCCACCCCACACTGAAATGTGAGATGGGTGTGAAGGTTTTTAGACTGTCCTAGTCGTCGTACACTCTACACTCTAATGAGTCAGGATGATTATCACAGTAAACTTCTAACTTCTTATCACTGTGTCTTGTATGCCAGTCATTAATAGCACCATCATCTCGTCTTACTTCCTCTTCTGTATGATCGTGGAAAGCATCATTATGCATTTCTAAATCTGCTTCACTGTATTCTAGCATACCATGATTAACATGTTCTTTATGATCTTTTGGATCGATATACACTTCATGATTTAGATCATGTTCTGGAACTTTAGTAGTCATAATAGAATGAATCATCTCTTGATTATTTATTCCTATGATGCTGTTTCCAGTTCTCTAAGTGCGTCCATCCTAACAAATACATCATCCATATTATAATGCAACTTATAATTCTCAGTAAGAACGTAATGACCTACAATTTCCTTACCATCATCACTCCAACCATAGCCCTTTACACGTTCACCAACCCCATCAATAGTGAATTTTTTACCACTGTGCAGATAGGAATGGTACTTTGCATCGAGATTAATCATTGTTTTAAGGGAATGTGTTGAAAGTATAACAGTATCTATAACAAAATCAATGATTCTTAATGTTGTCTTTTTTATTGCGAAATAGTTCTTAACTATTCCTCATCAGATCTATAAAATGGGCCAAACATATCACTGCTCCCAGATGTACGATCTTCCAACTTATCAATCAATTCATCAGCAGTTATGATATTATCTATACCTGCAATGAGTTTTGCAATATGAGCAACTATATTAGGTCGCTCAGTTCTTGCTGCAAATGATAATGCATTACGTAAATGTGACTCTGCTTCACGCATTGACTCTTTTACTGTTTCTGACAATGCCATTACTTATCTTCTCCAGTTTCAATTGTTATATCACCTGTTGCTTCATCAAGTATATCTTGATAATACTGTTTAGTCCACCCATCATTATATGGTGAATTTATCTCACTGCGTAACTTATCTAAATCCACAGTACCACTTAAAAATGGTGAATCTAATTTAAACCTTTCTCTCTCCTTATCAGTAGGTGGTGTATATTCATAACCATATTTCTCCAATGCTGCCTGAAAATCTTTACCATAGACATTTCCATTCCAATAATCCTTTTCAGTAACACTATAATCAGACATCTTAACTACATTATCCTGTTTAGGTAATGGAAGTTCAAAATCATCATATCCATCAATCTTAATATTAACATTATCCTCCAATAAAGATAATAACCTAGAAGAATGATTAAGACATGCCCTATGATAAATTGCAGATTTCTCTACTGCGTGTACAATAGTAGCATAAACCTCTTCTGGAGTTGCTTCTGACTCCATAGCATCTTGCATCCACTCTTCTAATTGTTGAAGTGAATAAACCTTTTGTTCTGATTCAGAAGTCATTTGATTTATCGTCATTAATAGCTTGTTCAATCATAGTCTGAATTTCCTTTGATGTCAACCCATTTAAGAACTGCCAGTTAGGATCATCTTTATCCCACTCCATAACATAATTCCCTTCTTCATTCACTCTGATCTTCAAGGAATCTTCTTTCTGCATCCCGTTCCTCCCTTTTAATACGTTTTCTTACTGCTTTAGCATACCTCACTTCTGATTCGGTATATAATTCAGGATGTTTCTTTGCCCTCTTAATAATCAATTTTGCTGCTTTTTTGTCCTTCAAATCTTATTCCTAATTAGTCTGAAGGACTATTTATTAGATGGGGCAGAGTTACTATTAGGAGCATGTAGATTAGGAACCTTAATGTCCTCAACTGCTTTTGAAGACTTATGCAACTGTTCTATTGCTGCTAATAATTCAGGAGTCTCTTCCCACTCCCAAGTTTGGTTGTGAGTATCCTTCTTTTTAGTAATTGTATGTGATCTAAGTGTCATCAACATCACCTGTAATCTTTTGAGTTACTCCATACTCTATCACAATCTTCTTACTCTGTCTACCACTCTGATTTAATGTGGTATGATATGTTATAACCCCATCAAGATCCTTATTAATAGATTCTAACTCTTGAATCTGTTCATCTGATAAAATTTTCATGTTATTTACCTGTAAGAGCTCCAAAAATAACTTTAATAAATGACCAAAAACCATTTCCTTCTAGTTCATCAAACATATACATGTTCAATCTAAAAGCATAATTCGCTTCAGTAATAATAGCATTTGCCATAGACTGACTGATAGGTATTGTATTTAATGTATTACGATATTGAGTCTTAAATCCCTTCTTATCAGAAATCCCCTCAAACTCATAGAACCACAATCCTTCATTATTTTTAAGATTCAATGATTTTTCAGCAATACCCTTAAGTATTTGACCACCTGAAAGATCACCCATGTATCTAGTATAATGATGACCAATTAATAATTCTGGTTCATCATCAGCAACTTCACGTATTCTATCTACATAGCGTTGACATTGCTCAGTTGGAGAAATAATTGATCTCCACATTGGACCATAGAAATATCTAAGATCTCTTTCAAGATTATTAGTACGATTAAGTAATTGACTATGAACAGGGCCAACAATAGGAGAATCTTTTAGTTTCTCCATTTCCTCTTCCATTGCACGATAAATGAAATAGAAATTGGTAACAAGTTGTCTATAACTTTCCTTACTAATTACACCCCTTAAGAATGAACCAACAAACTTAGTATTCTCTGCTGCTGTATGAGACTTCTTGGTCTCTGTTTTTAATTGTAATGCGAAATCTGCTACTGTCATTTTCTTCTAGGTACTTGGATTGTCCATGATGGGGATACAAGATCAACCATTTCAAATTGTTTCTTGTTCTTTTCTATCTCATTAAGATATGCTTCACGTCCAGGTTCAGGTGCTATCTCACCATAATGAGGTAAATCTGGATCATGTTCATCACTAACTTCATAAACCATATGATCTGTCTGTGCAAAAAGTGAATCAAATGTCATTCTATATCTCAATTCACTTGCAACCTCATCAATCTGATCATCAGTCAATTTAAGTCCTAAGAACTCTGCCCTCACATCAGCAAGTTCATTAAGATTAATTGTAATAATACAATCATTATGAATCGCCATTTTCATCACCTCTTAGAAATACACCTATTATCATAATCGGTATAGCAGCAACAAGACCGCCAAGTGCAATGAAACCAACTTCCGTAATAATGTTGTCCACCATTTTATTGTGTAGTTACAGTCCCAGTATAACCTATTCATAACAAATTGGCAAGGGGTCAACCATTCTCCTGTGTAACAATAAAAAACCCCCTATAGGGGGTTTTTGAATATTTGGTTTGATTTACTAAATGGACTAATTAAGGTGGATGTGAGTGTGTTAGCATATGCATTAGAATAGATTTGTTTACTTGATTTAAACTCTAAACTAAAACCTCCTTACAGATTCGTTTACAACTTGCTTGGTCGTCCGCACAGTCAACTAAGCACTCGTAATACTCATTGATTAAATCATTTTGGGGATCGAAAGTATCCTCCGGATGTTTAGATCCAGCTAATTGATTAAAAGAAACTAAGTTGTGCATAATCGGCTCCAGGTACAACAATTTGACATAATATACAGTTAATAACAAAAGAATCTCAGATCATCTTGTTCCTCCTAATTCTTACTATTATTTATCATAGTTTGAACACAATTGCAAGTTCGGTTTTACAAAAATATATGCCTACGTGTTTATACTTACCCAATCTTCCCATTCCTTTACATGTTCTTCTGACCAATCTTTCATATAATTTGGCCCTAATGCTCCACCCAATACAACAACACTAATACCATTAATAGAATGAACTGGTGGATTACTATTCTTATCTCCTGCTTTTAAAGGTTGGATATGAGGATTCTTCATTGACCTAGCAATTTCTATAACATCCTCTCTTATCTCCATCAATTCATGATAACATTCCTGATTATGAGCACATCCTCTCAATCTATCATCAGGTTTATGTAAAGATTCTAATAGTAGGGTTCTACCACGTTCCCACTTTTCAGAC